GTCTTCTGGCAAGGGCCAACGACAGGGCGTTACCCACTGATACAGCTACCATACCGAAGTGATCCATAGCGGCTTTGGATATGGTCTTAGGGAATGATACGTTAGGGTTGTCTTTACGCAAGTCACCGAATGTGTATGGGAACTTGATTACTTTACCGTCTTCTATTTTAGCAAACATAGTGTATACTCCTTTGTGTATGCTATTGTATTATTAAACACCTTCAGCTCTGATGAGCGTGTAGTAGTATGTTAGAGTGTTGGAGTTCCAGTTACTACCCGTAGCGGATACATCGAAACCAACAGAGGTAGGCTCAGACTGTGCAACACCAACTTTGTTTTCTTGGTCACTGGTACTAAGGTCAAACTGCCAGATGTCAGCTGTGTCATTCCACAGACGTGTAGTGTCGGCTGTGATAACACCAGTGTTTTGACTAGACCATACAAGAACCCACTGAGGTTGCCAACCTACATCGATAGATGGACCAGAAGCACTACCGTTACCAGTGTAAGAACCAGTACGGATAATACCGTCATCTGCAGTGTCGTTAGCGAAGATGTAAGCTATATACCTAACACCGTTGGCATTAACACCAGCGTCAGCACCATTAACTTGGAAGTCAGCGTCTGTCGGTGTATAACTGTTGAACTTAGTAGAGCTTGTAATCTCGTTTGCATTCTTCAAGTCGTGGTGTGTACCAGTTCCAGACTCAGAGTGGTATACTACCCAATCTACAGCAGCGTCTCTGTCCTTGATCCATATCATACCCGGTGCGACACCTAGGTTATGGGTGATCGTTTGGTCAGCTGTCGTTCCGGTATAAGCTACAACATCAAAGAAACGAGGAGACTTACGGAAGCTATATAGAGCGTATGGAGAGGTGTTGTAGTTCCACTGGTCGCCTACAGTAACACCAGTAGTGCCAATCGCAGTAAGGTTGTTAGGTTTGTTAAACTCGGCGCTGTTAGCGTTTAGGATAGAGCTATCCTCTAGATCACGTTCTGTGTCACCAACCCAATGGTTACTTGCGCCTACCCGGCCCTTGTTCCATACCATCCCACCTTCAGTAGATATATCGACACCGGTAGTGACAACTGTAGAAGATCCGTTACCTGTGTATAGGTCAATGCTGAACACATCAGCGACATCGGGGGCTGGCTCGCCACCGCCACCGGCAGCAGCTTGCAGTAGTTTCTTTTTAGTAGCCATTATAGTATACTCCTTATGCTAGAGCTTGACCCGCTGTAAATCCGTACCATGTGGTACCACCATCACGGGTAGTGAAGACGAAGACATCCTTGGCAGATGCAGTAGCTGTCAGAGTTGGAGCTGTTGCAGCTGGCCAGTCAACCGAAGTTGGCCACGTAACTGTGTAACCAGTAGCACCGGCATCTTGGATGATCTCGATAGACATCGAGTAACCTGTGCCTGACGCTGGTGGGTTGCTGAAGGTGAACGTAGTGTTCTCTGTGAGAGTGTGCATTATCATGTTAGCAGCTTCACAGTCAGCAGTAACGGCGTTAGTTGTTGAAGTAACCGCAGCGTATGATTCGTTGTAGCTATCAACAGTCAACTCACCAGTGATGTCAACGTCACCAGTATGTGATGTACCGACCTTACCAGTAAACTGTGTCTGGATGGCTGAGGTAACACCGTTGAGGTAACCTACTTCAGTAGCATCTACAGTAGCTGGCCATGTTGGCAAGTTAGCGTCATAGGCTTGTACGTCAGAGCCGATGCTTACACCAAGGCTTGTACGAGCGGTAGCACCACTCTCTGCAACCCATGCTGAGCCGTTACCTACGATGATGTTACCGTCTGTTTTAGCCAATGCAGCGATAGCTGTCAAGTCAGCGTCTGAGGCTTGCTTAGCGTCTAACTGAGTCTGGATAGCAGATGTAACACCAGCTACATAGTTCAGCTCTGTAGGGGTAGCAGTCACACCATCAAGTTTGTTTAACTCAGCAGCTGTTGAAGTGATAGCTGTTCCACCTAAGTTCAGAGTCTCAATATATGCAACATTGAAAGAGTTAGCTGATTGACCCAAGTCGTATGTTGCGTCAGTCTTAGGGTAGAAAGCAGTACCGCTACCTACGTATTCTTGAGCTGGACCCACAACTGTTACGGCTCCACCTTCTGCGGCAGTACCATCGTGGGTGTGCCCTGTTGCAGCTACAAATGCAGCTACGATTGCGTCGAACTCACCATCAAGATCAGCCGCGTCAATGACATTACCGTTAGCAATGTTGTTACCTGAGTCGTTACGAATATAACCTTGTCCCATGTTTACTTCCTATCGTTAGGGGTGTATTCCAACACTGCCGTATCTAAGACAAATGGTGGAATGATTTGGTTGGTGAATGCATACTGCAAGGAGACTGTAAAGAACGAGCCAGTTGCATGCGATTCGATTGTGGTCTGCACCGTTGGGGTGTAAACGTCTGTATTGTATACCGCTGTACCGAAGTATACTGTACCGCCACCACCCCCGATGTCAGCACTACCCGGCTGGATCTTGCTCGGGTCTATGAAGTCATACTTAAATGACACCGAACCTTCGACTGATCCTTCTGGGTCGTAATACGTTGTAGCTTTGTAAAGAGTCTTACGAACCCGTGGATCACCGATTGGGATGAACGGAGTGTAGAAGTAGGCTGAGATAGGTTCACCATCAAAGCTGTTACCTGACTCTGCCTGATACACATAACCATCTGTGTTCGAGAACAGAACCAACTCTTCGTCGTCTGTATAAGCTGAGGTTGCAGCATAGGCTTTGAAGCCTTGTACTTCACCCCAATGGAACCCTTGCTCACCTTGGTCACTAACTTGCTTAGCAATGTAAGACGAGGTAGAGACTCGAGTAATAGCGGCAGAGTATCCAAAGACACGGTACTGAGACTTCTCACGGACCTTGAGGGAGCAGTAAGAAGTGTAGGCATCTGAGAATGTTATCATATCGTTCTGGATCGGACGAGACATAAGAGCTAAGCTAAAGTCACCGATACGAGCAGTAGCACCTAAGAGGCGTACCCCATCTGGACCCATGAAGACAACGTCTCCACCTACCTCTTGGATAGTATCCTCACGAACACAACCCATGTCTGTTGAGATGTCTGACAGTACGAAGTCAGCTGCGCTGTTACCGACCAACTTATGAATAGAGCGACCAGTAAAGATGATAAGCTGCTCACGGAAGACGATAAGACCAGTAGCACTGGAGGGTAGTACGAAAGCACCACCACCGTTGCCCGGTGTAAAGTCATTCTCGTTAAGAGGAGCCGAGAAGGTCAGAGTGTTGTCCTTGGCGTAGAACATATGGTTACGGAAGGACACAGCATGGTTAGCACCAACTACGTCTGTAGAACCATCGATAACAACCATACCGTTAGTGTTGTCATAGGTACGAGGAGCGTTAAACCCGTCCACCAGAACAACCTTCTCAGTGCTACCGTAGTTGAACTGGTCAAAGCGTACCTTAGTAGCCTGAGTCATCTTAGATCCGAGGAACGTGATACCAGCCTCATCAGCTGGACTAGATGCCAAGGATGGGTAGATCGAGATAGTAGCAACACCGGAGGTTACAGTAGGTTCCGCTAGGACTGTGTACACCTTCTCAATACCAGCAACAGAGAATACATCGCCTACTTTAGGAACGTAAGTATCTGAAGTAATGGCTTTTACAGTAAGAGTAGCACCTGTCTGTGATCCACCATCTACAAGAACAGTACCGTAAGATGGAGCTGAGACATCAGACCAACCAGCACCGCTACTTGTCCAGATTACAGAGTCACGAACTGCAATGGTCTTACCTACTGCACCTATGGAATCCCAGAAGTGGTATAGACCTTCTGTCAAGGTATCGTTGTTACCGAAAGTCACAGCAGCTTTATCAGCAGGGGTAGCAGCTAGTGTTGGTGTAATAGTCAAGGTAGCTTCTTGGTTAATAATACTATGTGATGCACTGCTAACTGTGTACTCTGTGGCATCTCCTGCAATGGTGAAGGTATCACCGTTCACAGGGGCTACGTAGAGGTTGCCTACAACGAGGGAAGTGCCAGTCTGACTACCACCCTGCACTACGGTAGAACCGAAGGTAGGTACGAAGCTCTCAGAGTACTTATCATAACCGTTGATACGACGATAGCCACCTTGGGTGGAGGGTTCAAAGTTAACTAACAACCTAGCAGACCCCGGTGCCTTAACACCGTGCTGCAAACGAGAGAGGTTACTGACTAAGCCACCAGTAAACTCAAGTGGGAAACTCTGCCAACCAGTAGCCATTATGACACCCGTGGATTAAAGGAGTAAGACCCGTGTTGACCAGTAACCCGTGTATCACGGATGTACTCGTAGCGGTTGACGTAGAGGGCTCTCATGTTCTTGAGACCTTCGTTGAACTTCTGCATAGCCATACTAGCACCTTCGTTGTCATTACGGAAGCTGTGGACGTAGTACATCGCGCCATCAACAAGGATGTGGCGGTATGCCTCAGGGACATCTGGCACGTCAGAGTGCAATATAAGATCAACGGGGAGGGAGTAGGCCTCATACACCAACTCATACGCTTGATCGGGGGAAGGGTACACAATGTACTGATTGCCCGGTGCACGGATGATGAAACGAGGAAGAGTACGGATACCTGTGTCAGATGTGTTGTACTCGTCATCTACATGCTTAGCTAGGTATTCTTCGTAGTCCATTGTCTTCAGCAGTGTAGTCTCGTTGCCGAAGGTAGAGTTCCGTTTGATGCGGAATGTATTGAAGTCTATAGTCTTGACGTTGAATGGGTTATCATAACGCAGATCACCAGCAGTCAGGATGTCCTCTTGCTCGATGTAGTTGAAGGGCCACTGGAAGGCATCTTGGTTCAACAAGCGAATAGAGGAGTTGACAGCGTCCTTGGCTGTATTGTAGTAACCAGCAGCTGAAGCGAAGTTAGCAGTGGTAAGTTCAGTCTCGTTCACACGACGATTGATGTCGTTCACGAGGTCCAGATAGGTATATGCCATTATTATCTCTCCCTAACTGGTAATTGAATAACACGTTCTGCAATAAGCCCACTGTTGTAGGAGATTGCACAAGTAACGCGGTAAGTCTGGTTAGCCGTACCATTAGACCAACGAGCTGTTGCTACTGTGGTGGTGGTTGATGATGCACCTAAGGTAAGTCCATCTACTGTCTCCGTAGCTGCGATAGCAGTCTTAGTGCCATCAGCGGCACGTACATACCAAGATACTGAGTCGATAGAGTAGGAACCTAGGAAACGTGACCAATCCACTGTGTAGTCTTGTATCTCGTCTGGGTCTTTAAAGGGCCATTTCATTATGCTGCAATCCTTATGTGACGGTTCTCTACGGGGACCAACACTTGGTTTGTGTTGTCTTGTGCCGCGACTAGAACATTAGTGTTTTCTTGTGGTACATAGACCGTGAAGCTGGTGTCTTGGCCAAGGGCCGGTAGGTTCCGTGCATCAGCTGTCTCTGTAACCTCAGACGTTGACTCTATCGATGTACTCAGAAGTACTACCTTCCCAACAAAGGTCGGGGAGGACACCTCTGTAGTAGCCTCTGTGCTAGTGGCCGTTAATACTTCCAGCTGAGCTATAACAGGGGAGGAGGTCTCAGAAGTAGTCTCAATATCAGTAGAGATAAGAACATGGTTCGGTACTAGAACCGGAGTCCCAACCTCAGAGGCAGACTCTATGTCATCAGCAAGCAGTACTTGGGCTTGAGCAATAACCGGGGAGCCTGTCTCAGTGAGTGACTCTACGTCATCAGCAAGCAGTGCTTCCAACTGAGTTATAACTGGTGAGCTGGTCTCAGAGGTAGTTTCAACATCAACAGCATCATTAACATGCAACTGGAAGATGTTGTTAGTTGTTACCTCAGTGGCGGACTCCGTATCGTCAGCAAGCAGTACTTGAGCCTGAGCGATAACTGGTGTAGATGTCTCTGAAGCAGACTCGATATAGTCAGCCAAGAAGACAACCTTAGTCTCCTGATTCGGTGAGCTAGTCTCAGAGGTTGTCTCTACACTTACGCTATTGAGTGTCTGAGACTGATTGATAACTGGTATAGAAACCGAAGTAGATGACTGTGTATCCGAAGCGTCAAGTATATTGAGTTCGTCTAAGTCAGGTACGGAGACCTCGGAGATAGCCTCAACTGCACCGGAAGTGGTCAGTGCTTCGAGCTGAGTAATGACAGGTGCTGTTACCTCAGAGGTAGTCTCGATGTCTGTAGCGTCAAGGACGTTCAACTGTGCAATGACAGGAGCAGATGTCTCTGAAGCAGACTCTATGTCATCAGCTAGGATAACGTGGAGCTGAGTTACTACCGGAGCTGAGGTCTCTGTTAAGGACTCAGTGGTTACTGGTGCTACGTTATGTACCTGACCGATAGACGGAGAGGTAACCTCAGAGGTAGTCTCTAGTGCGTCTACTGCACCGATGACGTTCTGCTGGTTAAAGCTAGGAGCAGACCCCTCGGAGGTAGTCTCTACATCATCAGCAAGTAAGATGTTAAGCTGAGCGATGACCGGGACTGTTATCTCGGATAGGCTCTCTATGTCATCAGCTAGGATTACCTGAGCCTGAGCGATAACGGGAGTACCAGTCTCAGTGAGTGACTCAATATCATCTGCTGTGGTATTGTGTAACTGACCTATTGCAGGAGTTGATACACTTGTTAGGGATTCTACGTCTGTAGCATTGAGCGTATGGCTCTGATTAACCACAGGGAGTGTTAGGGTTGTTGAGGACTGAACGTCAGTAGCATCAAGTATGTTCAACTCATCTACGTCTGGATTGGAGACTTCACTTGTTGTCTCGATAGAAGTAGAGAGGAGGACTTGAGCCTGTGCGACAACAGGGCTACTTACCTCACTTAAGGATTCTATATCATCTGCAAGTAAGACGTTCAACTGAGCTACAACAGGTGTTGTAACCTCACTGAGGGACTCCACTGATACAGAGGTGACCCCATGAACCTGTCCTACAACAGGGATAGTTAGTTCTGAGGTTGTCTCAATGTCATCAGCAAGCAGTGTGTTGTCTTCTGCTATGTTAGGTGCTGATGTCTCAGAGACAGACTCAATATCATCGGCCAGAAGGTCTGCCCGTATGAACATCACTGGTGTAGTTACCTCAGCGGTAGCATCCAGTGAGTAGTATTTGTATACATCGGTACCGTAGACAGCTGTGTTATAGACTGGAAGAACATGCAGCTCAACAGCAGGGATTACGGCTGGGGTAGACAGCTCGGACTGAGAGATCAGACCTTCTTTATATACGGCTGTGCCATAAGTACCAGTGTTGTACTTTGGTCCCTCGCCATGTAATAAGTTATGATCTGCCATCTACCCCATTCCCTCAACTAATAAGTACTAGTAATTAAACTAGATACTATGCGTCACGGATAGTGATAGATACCGCGTCAAGTGAGAAAGTGTTGCCTGAAGTAACAGCTTGAGAAGCTGAAAGAGCACCAGTTGCATAGATAGTGGTTGAGCCGTTAGTCAGAGCCCAATGGGTAGCAGTACCAGTGCCAGTAACAGTACCAGCAGTGATAGCTGGAACAATACAACGACGACCATCTGTAGCACCATCTTCAGGAGCGCCAGTGTTCACTGTATCATTACCAAGTGTGTAAGTTGTAGTTGCCTCAGCGTAAGTAGTAGCTTCCTGAGATGTGATGTCCAAACGAGTACCGTTTGTATCGAGTGTGGTAAGACCGGAGTCGAACACTACGTCAGCGATAAAAGCCATAATGGATTCCTTTAGGGTTTAGATTAGAATGAGGGAAGAGGCCCCCGAAGGGGCCCCTACTTAGCTATTAAGCGAAGTCACGTGCAACTTCAGCAGCACCGCCACCGATAGCATCTACGTCCAAGAGGTACGCAAATACACGGATCTTACCGGCTGTGAAGGAAGCGTCTGTACCAGCAAAGGTCAGGTCAAGAGTGTTAGCAACACCATCGATCTGAGTAGTTGCAGCAGCAGAGATAACGCCATAGTCACCAACAGTTGCACCGTCGATGTCCATAAGAGCAACCCACTCGTCTGCGTCAGTGTCTGTACCCAAAGATGCAGTTGCATCAGTAGCAGCAGAAACTTGAACAGCAACTTCAGTTACTTCCATGCCAGCAGTCAAGATCATTGTGTTTGCTGGGATAGTCAGTACTTGCAGAACGT